GACGCATAAGGAATTTAGATATGAGAGACATTAAAAATAAACTTACTTCGAGTAAGAACACAAAAAATACACAATCAAGAAGAGGTAAATCTTTTGGTTATCAAGTCTTAGGATTTGGTGCTGGAGGAAGCGCTGCTTCTTTTGAATACATTTGTGCAACCGGAGGAACAATAACAACTAGTGGTGATTTTAAAATTCACACATTTACAGGACCTGGTACCTTTGCTGTAAATGCTTCAACAGAATGTGGAAACAGAAATTTAGCAGCTTATTTAGTAGTAGCTGGTGGTGGAGCCGGTGGATCTAGTAATGGTGGTGGTGGTGGAGCCGGTGGTTTTAGAGAAGGACAAACTTCTCCCTTTCTTCCATATACAGCTAGTCCTGCAGTAAAAAGCTGTGGCGCTTTAACTTTAGAAACAACAAATTATCCTATAACTGTGGGTGGTGGTGGAGCTGGAACAAGTTCTCCTGGAGGATCAAATAATCCCGGGAATGATTCAGTTTTTAGTTCAATAACATCTACGAAAGGTGGGGGCGGAGGAGCTCCTAGTGTTACATCAAATAATAACTCTACTTTGGGTCCAGGTCCTAACCGTGGAGATGATGGTGGATCAGGTGGTGGTGTGGCCGACAATAGAACTAACCCTGATATGAAAGGGTTAGGTAATACTCCTCCAGTTAGTCCTTCTCAGGGAAACCCTGGTGGTCTTGGTGTAGATTTTCCACCTTCTGGTGGTGGCGGTGGTGGTGGTGCTGGATCAGCTGGTGTTAACGCGACAAGTCCAGGTTTCCCAAGTCCATCTAACAAAGGTGGTAATGGTGGTAATGGTTTAACAACTTCAATTAATGCTTCACCTGTAGGTAGAGCCGGTGGTGGCGGTGGTGCAATGAGACCCGGTGGGTCAGGTGGTGGTACTGCTGGTCCTTTGGGTTTTGGTGGTGGTAGTGGAACAACTGGAACAGGTGATAACGCTCCTGATAACAAAGGCGGTGGTGGCGGTGGTGGTAATAGTGCTAGTGGTAGTGGTGGTAGCGGAATAGTTATTATAAGATATAGATATCAAAATTAATGTTATTTAAAAAATTGAAGGGTGGTGGAGAGATAAATACGTTTTGTCCTAAATCTATTTACTATAATCAAAATTTTTATAAAGTTTCTATTTTTAAAAAACATATTTTAAATTTATCAAAAAATAAAAAATTATTTAGAAATACATTTATTAATGTAGATACTTCTCACAGCACAACATATGAATTAGAAAAAGATAATGTATTTAAAGATTTTTTTAAAAAAATCTTAGAAGAGTCAAAACTATATTTATTAGAACTTGGGTATAATAATGAGTTTATAAAAAAAGTATTTGTAGAATCTGCATGGTTTAATATAGGTAAAAAAGGAGATAATCTAATAAAACACATACATCCAGGATCTTTTTTAAGTGGCGCTTTTTATGTCTCTTGTGATGATAAAGATCAAATAGTATTTTTTGGAGATGATGATATGACTTTACCCCCTCAAAATTTTAATAATTTATCAAGTAAATACACAAGTTATGAATGTATTCCAAGTAGTCTTTTACTTTTTAAAAGTAATATAAACCATTGTACAAGCAGTCAGAAAAGTAAAGAGAAAATTACTATTTCGTTTAACTTGAATTATATAAAAAATAATATACAATAGAAAACAATTATGGCTCATTTTGCAAAAATTTCAGAAGAAAACGAAGTACTTCAAGTATTAACTTTAGATAATAAAGATATGCATAACGCTGATGGCGTTGAAGTTGAATCTATAGGACAAGAATATTTACAAACACATAATAATTGGCCTGCACATTTATGGATTCAAACTTCATACAATACAAGAAACAAAAAATATTACCAAGATAAGGTACTTGCTGAAGATCAATCAAAAGCATTTAGAGGAAATTACGCAGGCATTGGTTATACTTGGGACGAGGATGATCAAATCTTTTGGCCTAAAAAACCTTATGCATCTTGGGTAAAACATAATGCATCAGCTTCTTGGAAATCACCAATAGGTGATGCTCCAACATTAACAGCTGAACAAGATTTACAGAATGAAACCCACACTTATAAATGGGGTTACTTTTGGAATGAATCAACAACAGCTTGGGATTTAATAAACGAATTAGAATAGTATTTAAAAGGTGGTGGTGTGAAAAAAATAATATTATCAGAACAAGATTTGTATTGTGGTTATGTTTCAATGCCTAAGGGTTTTGAAATAAACCCATTAAATTTTACTCAGTCAATTATTAAATCATTATACACTGATAAATTTACATTATGTAAAGATTGGGACAAGACTCATACTTACATAAAAGATTTTTTTTATCTTAAGCACAAAAAATCTTTAGTCTATAAAAATACTTGGGGAAATGTTTTTAGCCCAAATGAAAATACAAAACCTTTATTAAATATTGACCCTGTAGATTTAAGAAACTCTCCTGATTACACACTCCTCTATGGAGTAAATACTGTAGACTGTAATATTACAATTTATTTTGATGACAACAGACGTAAGGGAAGAAGTTATACAATAGAACTTAAAAATAATATGTTTGTTATGTTTCCATCTACCAATACATATTATATTAAAAATAAACAAAAAGAATCTTTAAATTTTGTGCAAACAATACTCTATGAATATATCTAATTACTATTGGTATTTTAAATCAGCTGTGCCATCAAAAATTTGTGATGACATAATTAAATATGGACTATCACAAACAGAAACTATGGCACGAACAGGTGGCTATGGTGATAAAAAATTATCAGAACAAGAAATTAAAGATATGAAACGTAGAAGAAACTCTGATTTAGTTTGGTTATCTGAGCCATGGATTTATAAAGAATTACAACCTTACATTCATATGGCTAATAAAAATGCTGGTTGGAATTTTGAATGGAGCAGAAGTGAGCCTTGTCAGTTTACAAAATATAAATTAAATCAATACTATGATTGGCATTGTGATTCTTGGGAAAAACCATATGAAAACAAAGGACCTGACAATGGTAAAATTAGAAAACTATCTATGACTTGTCAGTTAACAGATGGTTCGGAATATGAAGGAGGTGAGTTAGAATTTGATTTTAGAAACTATGAACCCCATATGAGAGAAGAAGATAAACATTTAAAAAAAGCAAAAGAAGTTTTACCTAAAGGATCTATTATTGTATTTCCTTCTTTTGTATGGCATAGAGTAAAACCAGTAACGAAAGGAACTAGATATTCATTGGTAATGTGGAACCTTGGATATCCATTTAAATAATATGCAAATAACAGAACATTTTAAAACACCTATATGGGTAGACTATAAACCTGATTTTATTAAATCTTTAGATAAATTTTCTGACAAATATATTAAAGATTCTAAAAATAAACAAAAAAAATATATTAAAAAATATGGTGATTTTGGTATGTCATACCATTCAACGTCTCTTTTAGGAGATAATAATTTTTTAGATTTTACAAATTATGTTGGTCAAAAATCTTGGGAGTATTTAGATCATCAAGGTTTTGATATGCAACAATACACAGCTATGTTTAGTGAGATGTGGGTACAGGAATTTTCTAAAAAAGGGGGAGGACATCATTCCGCACACATACATTGGAACCAACATGTATCTGGATTTTATTTTTTAAAATGTAGTGATAAAACATCTTATCCTATTTTTCACGATCCAAGAACAGGTGCACGAGCTACAAAATTAAAAACTAAATCTAGTAGTGACATAGTTAATGGAACTGAATTAGTACACATAAAAACTACACCAGGTACTTTAATTATATTTCCGGGTTATTTAGAACATGAGTTTGCTGTAGATTTTGGAAAAGAACCTTTTAGATTTATTCATTGGAATATTCAATCTATACCAAAAGGAATGGCTAAAGATGTTTAAAAATATTTTTTACAAAACTAATTTAAAATGGACAAAGAAGTTTGTAGAAAATAATATAAATACTATTGAAAAAAATTATGTTCTTTACCCAAATAAAAATAGATGGAATTGTAACTGCCATGTTATTCATGACAACGACAAAGATGTTTATTTTATAGATTATAATTTTTTAAGAAAAAAATATGAAAAGATTGTAAAAAATGTAGTTAAGAAATATAACATTAAAAAATATCATTTAAGTGACATCTGGTATAATTATTATAAAAAAGAACAGTATCAAGAACCACACACACATGACGGAAATAATGGACTTACTGCAGTGCACTATTTAATTTTTAATTCTAAAGAACATTCTAAAACTTGTTTTAATAAAATAAAATCTCCAAACATAAAAGAAGGGGATATTTTATTTTTTCCAGATAATCTAGAACACTTTGTTCCTAAAAATAAAACAACTAAACCAAGACTAACAGTAGCTTTTACAATAACTAGATTAAATTAACATGACTTTTAAAAATAAAAAATACACAATTATAAGACAAGCAATATCAAAAGACTTAGCAACATTTGTTGCAAACTATTTTTTAATAAAAAAACAAGTGTTTGATACTTGTAAAAATAAAAAATATATTTCTCCATATGAAGTTATGTTAGGTTGTTATGAAGAGGAAGATGAACAAATACCAAACACGTATGCACACTATGCAGATATTGCCATGGAAACTTTAATGTTAAAATGCCAACCAGAAATGGAAAAGGTAACAGGACTTAAATTATATCCAGCTTATACTTATGCAAGAATATATAAAAAAGGTGATGAACTTAAAAGACACAAAGATAGATTTAGTTGTGAGATATCAACTACTATGAATCTTGCTGGTGATGATTGGCCAATATATCTTGAGCCATCTGGAGAAGTAGGTAAAAAAGGAATTAAAGTAGATCTTAAACAAGGAGATATGTTAGTCTATTCTGGCTGTGAGCTAGAGCATTGGAGAAATAAATTTAAAGGTAAAGAATGTGTTCAAGTATTTTTACATTATAATAATCGTAAAACACCAGGAGCAAAAGACAACATGTTTGACAAACGTCCTCATTTAGGTCTTCCTGATTGGTTTAAACGATGATATAGTTTTTAGATGGAGACAGAGCACCACCACACAACTCTGTCTCCTTTTAAAAATAAGCTATGTTAAAAATCTAATAAATTTGCTATAAATGAATTCATTATGTTACAAAAATTAGGATTTTTACCAGGATTTAATAAACAAGTCACATCTACCGGAGCTGAATCTCAGTGGACGGGTGGCACTAATGTACGTTTTAGATATGGTACACCTGAAAAAATAGGTGGTTGGAATCAATTAGGCAATAGTAAACTTACTGGTGCAGCTAGGGGATTACATCACATGGTTAATAGAGATGGTATTAAATATGCTATTATTGGCACTAATAGAATTTTATATGCATACTCAGGAGAAGTTTTCTACGACATACATCCTTTAGTTAACCCAACAGGTACAGCTATTACAAGTGCGTTTAGCACGACTAATGGTCAATCAATCGTAACCCTTACATTTGGTGGTGCACATACTTTTCAAGAAGGAGATATTATTTTATTTGGTGAAGCATCTACATTTAGTGCAATTACTAACTCTAATTTTACTGCCACAGATTTTGCTGATAAAAAATTTATGGTAACTTCTGTTGTAAGTTCAACACAAATTACTATTACAATGCCTAGCAATGAAACCGGATCTGGTGCAACAACATCAGGCGGTATAACTTTTTTTCAATACTATCATGTTGGTCCAGCTGAACAGGTTGGTGTTTTTGGTTATGGTATATC